CTTCTGATCAATGGCAAACTACTCCAGAACAGTTAAAAATTGAAGATATGGTGAACCGTTATCTTTCAAAGGATGACATGGTGAGGACGCAGCCAGATCATGTGATCTGGCACCTGCACCGCAAGTGGATTGAATGGGCATACGCTCACGGGGATTCAACGTATGCGGAGTTTACCGATGGGAAACCCCTTTATCCGCCGGTGGTGACTTATCATCACTTGGCTCAACCTTCGGCTCCTTTGGAGTCGCCTAATAAGGCGGAGGTCTAAAATGTCCACAAAATTTCAATGGAAATCTGGCAAAGGTAGTTTTTATGACGGCAATGAAACTGTGAAACCTTTATCCCCATGCGTTTTTGCTGACGATTTCTTGGGGTATAAGTTGGCAAAATATGTGGCGAATGAGAACACAACGGCCCCTTGGGCAGCGGTAGAAACTACAGGGTCCGTTGCTCTCGTGGCCAATACTGCCAATGGAATTGTATCAGCGGCCATTACGAATGCTGATTCTGCACAAGTCGCCGCCTTATATTTCGGAGATCAACTTTGCTTTTCGATGAAATATGGTCTGATCTTTGAAACTAGATTAACCTTTAATGTTTTGCCGACAACCGGGACAGAATATGTCCATGCTGTTTTTGGACTGGCCAGTGCTACCAATGCGACTCTCGATAGCATCGCAACTAATGCTTGGTTTCGAGTAGTCAGCGATGCTCAGACCGCCCTTCTTTGGGAAACTGATGACGGTAACACCGATGATGATGACAATGCGGCCGGCATCACCTTGGTAGCCGGAACTTATCACATCTATCGGATTGACTGTCGGGACTTGGTTAATGGCGTGAAATTCTATGTTGATAACGCCCTGGTGGGAACCTCCGGGGATATGCTGACCAACCTCACTGATGCCGAGGCCCTTGTGCAACCTTATTTTAACGTGATGAAGGCGAAATCCTCCGCCAATACCGGCACGGGAACCATGTATATCGATTACGTCCGGGTCTGGCAGAATCGGAGCTAAATTCATGGAAGGAGATTAGGAATGAGCTTTATTCCAGGGGAAAAAGAATTAGTTCCGACAGGGTATGAGGCTATTACGGTTAATACCGCCATCGGGATTACGGCGACAGTTTTAACGCCCGCATCCGGGGTTTATTCTGGGGTTCATGCCGTCGGAGCGTCCATATCAATCGAAACCGATGCGATAAGATATACCATCGACGGCACGACCCCGACTTCATCTATTGGCCATAAGATTGCAGCCGATGATATTTTCTATATCTTTGGCAAGACCGCCTTGGCCAATTTGCGGATGATCAAAATTACAAATAATGCCTCAGCGAAAGTGACTGTTTTCCATGTTGGGGCGAAAATGGCATAAGGAATGAGATGGCTTTAAAACTGATAACGCCGCCGGGAATAGAACCTGTTGCCCTTGAAGATGCGATGAACTTTTGTCGTATTGATTCAGATGCCGATGTAATAACTCTAAATGGGATGATTATAACGGCAAGACAAGAAGCTGAGAAAATCACCCGGCGGCAACTTATCACGGCAACCTGGGAACTGCGATTAGATGAATTCCCTTGTGGTTATGGGTCAATTTATCTACCGATGCCACCATTGCAAAGCGTCTCATCGGTGAAATATTTGGATCAATCGGGGGTAGAACAGACATTGGTAGAGGATACCGATTATCTGGTGGATACCTATTCGGAACCGGCAAGGATAACTCCGGCTTTTGACCAGGTCTGGCCTCCGATTCTCCCGGTGATCAATGCCGTGCGAATAGTTTTTATTGCCGGCTATGGCGACGCAGATACTGATGTCCCCGATTCAATCCGGAATTGGATCAAACTTTTCATCGGATCACTCTATGAGAACCGGGAACTCGACATTGTTTCAAATGTCGCTCAGGCTTATACGCATTTGCCGTTTCTTGACAGCTTACTCGATAATTATCGGGTTTTTGGAATGGAATGATGCGAGCCGGAAAATTAAGGCGGCAACTTGTTATCCAACAGGCCATTGAGACGCAAGATAGCACTGGGGCTGTGACTATTATTTGGGGAACTTTTGCGACCGTCTGGGGCAGCGTAGAGCCTCTCAGAGGCCGGGAATTTTGGGCAGCCAAGGAGTTGCAGGCTCAGGTAAGCACCAGGATCAGGATCCGATATCTTGCTGGAGTCACCCCAAAGATGCAAGTGGTTGATGGTGATAAACTTTATTTAATTGAGGCGGTCATTGACCCTGAAATGCGGCATATCCAAATGGACCTAATGTGTGTTGAAGTGGTGGTTACCTGATGGGCGAAAAGAAGCCAAAACAGAAAAAGAAGGGTCCGAAACAACCGAAACGCCAGCGATTAAGCAAGGTCCGGGGCACTGCTGCGGCTCCTAAATCTAAAAAAGGCAAATCCTGATGGCAGACATTGAGATTAAGGGATTGTCAGACCTTTTAAAGAATTTACGAGAATTACCAAAGACAGTACAACAAAAATGTTTGCGCCAGGCGATGGTACCTGGGGCTCAACTAATCAGGGAATCAGCAAAAGATATTCACAGAAGCAAGGTGAGTTTTTGGGCATCCGGGCTTATCGAAAAAGCTATCAGGATCGCCTTTAACAAAAAAGAATCGACTCCGGGTAAAGCAATTTATCATGTATTTGTAAGCAGCAATGTAAGGGCGGTGGGGGCTGAAATAAGTGGTAGTCGGGCCACCACGAAAAAGCTCAGAGCTGCAGGTGAAAAGGGAAAAATGCGAACCCCTTTTTATTGGCGATTTCTCGAATTCGGAACCATAAAGATGGCGGCCAGACCTTTTATGCGGCCGGCCTTTGATGTATCAAGCAACCAGGCTATTTCACTCATTACAAATAAATTAGCGGAATTAATTGAGAAAGAGGCTGAACATATTGGAAAAAGCTGAAAAATATTGGGAAATTAATGGAATGGAAGGATATGGCAATTTACCGGAGATTGTTAATTCTTTTTCTGGTCTATTAGTAATTTTAGGGGGAGCGTCATGTTTATGGGAAGACCTCGCCCAAATTAATGGAACTCCTGATTATATGGCAATTAACGAAACCGGGTGCTTTGCCCGGAAAAACATCATGCATTGGGCAACTAAACATCCCAATTTCTTACCGCATTATCTGGGATGGTATAAAGAATATTATTTCCCAACTGATACTGAAAATAATGATTTCAATTTCTTTGCTCATGTTTTTAAGCCACATATCCATACTCATGCTCCAAAAGATGCTGAAAATATTTGGCAATTTATCAATGAGGAAGGTTCATCCGGGTTATTTGCAGTCCAGGTGGGATTGGCCCTTGGCTATAATCCTATATGGTTGGCTGGCATACCGTTGGAACCGATTGGGAACCTCTGTGATCCGCCTTGGGTAGAACCCTTTACTTATGATCAATATCAGCATTTTTGGGAAATTGCAGCGGAGCGGTTTGATGGCCGAGTAAAATCATTTTCGGGATTCACCCGGAAACTTTTGGGAGCACCTATAATTGATTGAGGAAACATTATTCACAAGGCTATCAACCTTCGCTGGCATAACAGCTTTGGTGGATACCCGGATATTTCCAATGATTATGCCACAAGGAACGGTTAAGCCGGCATTAACCTATCAGCGAATATCAAGCATACGAGAATCATGTATGGTTGCGGATGATGGGATAGTGAGGGCGAGATTTCAAATTACAGCCTGGGGGGAAACTTTTAAGACAGTCAGATCAATTATCGAACAGGTGCGCCAGGCATTGCAACGGTGGAATACAAGTGGGATACAGGATACTTATATCATTGGCGAATATGACCTTTATGATGAAGGTGCCTATCTCTATGGGGCGGCTATTGATGCTCAAGTAGTTTATGAGGAGGTGGTTTAAGTGGCTAAAGCGATTCTAAATGCCCGGGTTTATCTGGCCGAAGTGGATTTAAGCGGAGTTGCTAATGCCGCCGCAATCAATCTCAAAACCGATGTTGTGGAATGTACGGCTTTCTCAGATGCTTATAAAGACAGGCTCGCTGGATTTACCGATGTTATTGCCGAAGTTTCCGGATTTTTCTCGGCAGAAGGTACAACCGGGAATCCCGATACAAAGATGTTCAATCAGTTGGCATTAAGCAATGCCCTTTTGACGATAGCTGCCGGGGGTGGGGTCTCTGGAGACATAGCCTATTTCTTCAGACCAACTCTAACCGAATACCAACCTTTTGCCGGCAAAATATCAGATATGGCAGCCTTTAAACTTCATGGGGAAGGTGCAGCCCCTTTGGTGAAAGGCCAGATATTGCTTCCCAATGCGGCCAAGACATTAACCGGAGCGGGCACCCCTTATCAGCTTGGGGCGGTTAGTGCGGCTAAAAAAATCTATTGCGGGGTTCATATTTTCGCCGTCTCTGGGACTCTCCCAACCCTTGATTTAGTTTTGCAATCAGATGCTCTGGTGGGTTTCGGGAGTCCGGCTGATGTCATAACTTTTACTCAAAAAAATGCCATCGGCCAGGATTATCAAACGGCTAATGGACCTTTGACCGATGATTGGTGGAGAATCAGCTATACCATCGGGGGCACCCTCCCGAGTTTTACCCTGGCGGTTGTCGCCGGTATTGCTTAATTAAAGGAGATTTATCATGGCAAAAACGATTTTAACTTCGGCTTATTTATCGGCCAACGCGGTGGATTTATCTGACCATGTGCGGTCAATCAGTATCGACCTGAAAACTGATATTGTCGATGCCACCTGTATGACCAATACATACAAGGATAAACTGGCCGGCTTCACGGATTGGAGCGTTGAGGTTGAATTTGCCCAAGACTATGCGTCTGGGAAAGTCGATGCAACCTTGTTTCCTCTCATCGGAACAAGTGTTGCCTTGATTATCCGGCCTACCTCTGCGGCCAGGGGTCCGACTAATCCTGAATTTACAGGGAATGGCATCATGGATTCTTATTCGCCCCTTAGTGGTAAGGTGTCCGACTTGAATACCAATAAAGTCAAATTTCAGGGAACGGCAACTCTTGCTCGGAGTGCAACGTCATAATGGGAATACCTGGGCGCTGGCCGATTATCTGGTAGAGGAATTGGTCAATTCCTTCCGTATCGGGGCGCAAGTCTGGCAACAGGATAATAACCATGAGGCCAAAATGCGCCTTTTTTATGAGGCAATGAACCGGGCAAAAATGAGATATAAAATAAGCATGGGAGATTCAAAATAAAGGGGAGGATTTATGAGTCTGTTGAGCCGAGAGCAAATCTTAAAGGCAAAGGATCGAACATACCAAGAGGTTAGGTGCCCGGAATGGGGCGGAACCGTCCGTCTTCAATCGCTTTCCGGGGCCGAACGAGATGCTTTTGAAGAAAGTATCCTTGGACAGAAAAACAAGGATGGTTCCCGAGAGGTAGTTACAAAAAATCTCAGAGCCAAATTGGTTGCCCTGAGTGCTGTCGATAAGGACGGGAATCTGATTTTCTCTATGGATGATGTGATGGTCTTGGGCGAAAAGAATGCTGCCCCTTTGGATCGGCTATTTTCTATTGCCCAAAAACTTTCTGGAATCAGCAAAGACGATGTTGAGGAATTAACAAAAAACTCCGGAGCCGGCCAGAGCGCCGGTTCTATTTCAGGCTTGCCGAACACCTCGGAGGAATGACGGTGGGGGAACTCCTGGCCAGAATGCACAGTCGGGAAATTACCGAATGGAAAGCCTATTTCATTCTGGAAAATGAAGACCAGGAAGAAAAAGGCATGATCGCAGCAGTAGAGAGCGGTGCAGAAAGTCGCCGGTGGAGCAGATAAATGGCTGATTTTTATATCTATCTATTGCGAAGGCCCGATAAGGAGGCTACGTCATAGCTACTTTAGGGTCACTCATAATTTCGCTTGAGGCAAATATTGCTAAATTTGAATCGGCAATGACTAAGGCTGAATATGCCGCTAAAAAAGCCTCTGATAATATCGTTGGGGCCTTGAAGGTCGTTGGAACTGCTGTTGCCGGAATGATTTCTATTGGGGCTCTGGATGCTGCCTTTAAAAGCATTACCGATATGGAATCTGCTCTGCTTAAAACCGCCAACCGTCTGAATACCAATGTCGAAACCCTTTCCTCTTTTTCTGTCATGGCCCGGAAGACCGGGATGGATGCCGATTCTTTTTATATGGCTTTGACCAGGATGGAGAAGGGGCTTTCGGCTGCGGCTTTGGGTGCTGAAACGGCTACTGGGAAATTTGATGAAAACGGGGAGGAAATTCTCAAGACATCCAAGACTTATGATGAATTAGGCTTAAAGGCGAATGTGCTTCTAAAACTTCCTCTGGATCAGCAATTATTAGCCATTGCCACCGCCATGAAAGAAAACATTGCCCCGGCCGATCAAGTCCGGATCGCCATGGAATTATTCGGGCGCGGTGGGGCTGGAATGGTCAATGTTTTTAAAGAAGGTCCGGAGGCAATGCAGAAATGGATTGATCGGGCCAAGGAATTGGGGATTATCACCGATGATATGGCCAAGCGGGGAGCAGAAGCCAAGACCGCTGCGGGTGATTTATCATTAGCCTGGTCAAACTTCGCTCGTGAATTAGTTGATGCCGTGGCCCCAGCTATTACTGCGGTTACCAATAAACTTACTGATTTGATTGTGGCATCTCGAAAAAGCAGTGAAGGATTAAATCAGGCCATGGCTCTTGGAGGACAAGGCCTACAACAATACACTTCTCCCCAAGAAGGTGCCGAAACTTTTTATGGAACGGCGGCAATTATCAAGGAAACCCAAAAAGCCCCAATTCTCCCGGGTGCGAAAACAAAAGGCGCCGGGTCCAAAGATACCGGACTAGACCGGATGCAATCCATTATTGATACCCTCCAGAAGGATCTCTCCAGGCTAACGGAGGGTAGCCTGGCGGAGATAAATGCATGGGCTACCAAGACCATTTCTGAAATTGAAAAGGTCGGCAGAAAAGGCGCTGAGACAGAAACAGCCTTGGCATTGGTGGCCCAGGTACAGTCGGCGAAAAAGCAAAAGGCTACAGAAGATTATAATCTTTTTGTCGCTAAATCCTCCGGAAATGTTTTTGCTGAAATTGAAGCTCAGGGCAAAGCTGACCTGGAAAAATATAAGGGATTTGAAGGTGCTAAGGGAGTAATTGCTGCTGAGGTTGCCCGAAAAACGTGGGAACAGCAAGTTAAAAATTATTCAGATGTTTTGAACCTCCAAAAAAATCTTTATGATAGTCTGGCTTCTTTAACACCAATAGTTGAAGAACAAAATTTATTAAGAAAAAAATCTTTAGACATTGAAATTGAAATGAACAAATATGCCCAGGCCCTTAAACTGACCGAGCTCGAACGAGCCGGAATCATAACCAAGGCCCAGGCGGATGAATTTAAAGGACTCCAAGCTATTGAGGCTCAGGCCAAGAAGACCAATTTGGCTATGGAACAAGATCAAGGTTTAACTGGTTGGGCCTATGATAGAAATAAATCTATTGGTCAACAAAGCACTATTAAGAATATGATGAGTGGGGCCGAAGGTTTTATCACCAATGCTTTTTCTTCAGGTATCCAAGGAATTTTATCAAAAGATAAAACCAAATTGCATGATATTGGCAAAACAATGTTTCAAGGATTCTTGGGAGAAATCCAAAAAGGAAGTATCACTAAATCTTTCGATGCCTTGGCTAAAATCATTTCTCCACCTAAAAGCGTGACTGGAGAAAATGACCCAGCAAGATCATTAAATATGGCAGGTAAAGTCTTAAGCGGTGCTGGTCTTCAGTTGGCCACCTCAGCCGGGGGGCTTTTGCTCTCTGGTATCGGGATCATGACCAATTCCCAGGCTCTGGTTTATGCCGGGACAGTCCTCCAGGTGGCTGGGTTGGCAATCCAATTATATGAAGCTTTAAGTGCCACCACGACGGCGGTGACAATGACAACTGCAGGAGCGGCCCTAACAACTTCGGCCATATCTTTAGGTGTAGCCGCTGAAATGCTTATAATTGCTGCCGCAGTTGATTCCATCCCATTTTTTCACCAAGGCGGAATAATCACCGCCCATGGAGGATGGCCTCTTCGCCCAGATGAAAGGTTAATCAAGGCCCAGGTAGGAGAGAGGGTTCTGAGCCGGCGGCAGAATCGTGATTATGAAAGAGGACTGACCGGGAGTGCCGGCGGATCGGTCATCAATGCCCCCATCAATGTGACCATCCATCCCCGCCAGGAAATGACCCAGGCGGATTATGACCGTCATTCCCGCATGATTGTTAAATCTTTAAATAAAGAATTGGGGTTACACGGCAAAGCTCCATTGGGACCGTCATATGGCTAACTTGAAGCTTATTTATCCAAGCGGGGCTACAATACAGACGACATATAATGCCGTCAAAAATTATGACTATGAGCATAAAATTAACTATCTGGAAACAGATGATCATGCCAGAGCATTAGATGGCACTCTTAGTGGTTATGCTGGTCCACGGAAGAAAACTTATGAACTGACTTTTTCTTTTGTGGAAAAATCTCAATTAGACTATTTCCAAACCCTCTGGACTTATCAATGTCCGATAGACCTTTATCTTGATGGATCAACCTTGGATGGAAGCGTCAAAATGATGGCTCCACCATTGGGAAATTCAGAAAAAACTAATCCGGTTACTTATTCTTTTTCAATTAGTTTTGAGGAAGTTTAAATGATCTCCGTCGGCGCAGAATACGAGGCTTATGAGGCGTTAAAAATCGGGGCTATTCCGGCCATCCGAGCCTCATTCCTACCCTACCTTTGGCCGAACGGTGTCAATGCTGATGGTGATTTTGACAACTGCGCATTTATAAGCCCGGAGCGGATACA